ATTCTCTAGTATTCTAATAGTTGTGGAAGCTAGAGCGTTATGAGAGTTAGAAGTTTGAATATGGAGTTGAGCCTCATTGAGAATCTTCTGTGCTATGGCTAAGTACCGATCAGCTATTTCTGCCTTAGAGGTAGCGACCTGCATACGAGAGTTAGCATTCGCTATCTTGGAATTAGCGTTCGCTATCCTAGATTCAGCTAACCTTACATGAACTGCAGCCTGATTTATAAGATCTTTTCTATTATCTGCATACTGGTCCGCTATGCCTAGAGTAGTGGCAGCATACCTGTTATAGAGTTCAGCTTCATTCTCACCATCATTGATAGTAGAGATAGTACCGTCACCATCAATGAGGTATTGTTCTGCATTAGGCACAGAACCTGTAACTATAAAGTCATCTTGTGCAGCGAATACATCAGTAGCACTAGCTAGGTCAGTTTCTGCGAGAACCATATCAGCGACAGCAGCAGTATGTTCAGTAACCGCAGCATCATGCTCAGTATCCGCATCTTTGAGTGGACCACTAGCAAGGTTCTGTATGTCGGTAAGTTGAGCCAGAGCATCTGCGGAACTTGTGGTGAGGAAGGTATTTATCTCAGCTAAGGTAGTGGTTGCTAAATCTGAAGCGGTATTACCAAGATCTGTCTCATAAAGAGGATCTCCTGTACCGGTAGTACCTTTGAGATCACCAAGAATGGCCGCTAACTCAGTTACACTAGAATCTACGTTAGTATCCATATTAGTGAAATGAGCATTGGCTGAATCTATAATTGTACGGATATTTTCCATAGCCGTATGAGCAGCAGCTAGCTGGACAGCAGCACTACTATGGTGACCTTTACCATCCAAAGCGAATGATGAAGCTTTAGCTCGCATCAGGTACCCCAGTGCACCCTTGACTACTACCTCATCAAGTTCTTGTGGGTAAGTACCGTTAGCACTAGCAGTAGGAGCCGTGTGCTGGACATAATAGTATATCCATAAGTGCTTACCATCTAAGAGTTGAGGTTGCTCCGAGTCTCTACGTCCACGGATAAAAAGAGTATCACCCCATACTGCGAAGGTATAGAACTGTTGAGGTAGGTTGATAGGGTTATATTCTACCTTATGCACTTTGAGTAGATCAGAACTCAGGCTACTAAGAGGTGCGGTGATTTCATCTACAGTGTAGCTAACATAGTGAGTGGTGGAATCAGCCATAGACCCTGCAGCCAGGTCAGTGATAGTACCATTAGCATAGTCCATAGTATAGTCTGTATCACGAGTATACTTGGTACCACCTTTAGATACAGCAGTGTGAACCACTTCAGATTCAGGTTTGATAAACTTATTATCCAAGGCTACAGCATTACCCTGACTAGAGGTAAAAGAGTCGTCTGATATGGAGGTATCAATGAGTAGATCTAACACTTTCTCATTAGGAATATATCTACTAAGGTCACGTACTGCACGCTGTACCGCCCGATCTATGAGAGCGTTAGAGAAGTTAGTCGTGTCTCCAACGGCGTCAAGGTCTATGCGGATATCTGTGCGGAATGTCGCAAGTGTTGCCATTATGTGTTCCTTCTATAGCACAGGATTACATCTACTATTATCACATCTATGTCATTATTAGCTGCTCCACCATCACGTTCAAGTACTATGTTAGCAAGATCACCCCTAGATAGTACCCCATCAGTAAAGTAATGATATGTAGATTGTAATTCCTCATCAGGTGATGTTAGGATAATAAAGGCATCACCGTTATCCCAATCATTATCAGTACCACCAGACAAGCTGGCCGTGATAGTAGTAGCAGTAATGTTACTAGAGCTGGAGATAGTACCTGACGAGCCATCCGTAGTATTAGTAACGGTGTCTCCGCTTGAAACCCTATCACCTATAAACGACGCTGTTGAGTCTGTAAGTACTGAGGCTCCGTTGCTGCCAGTATGAGTACCACTAACATGCGTAGATATATGAGCACCTTCATTCTCAGAAGCACCACCTGAGCCAGCATCTTCACCTATAGCTACCCCTCTAACTGTAACATTTAGACTAAACACATCATCTGTACTAGCAGTGCCATCTACATACCAGATAACTTGGATAGCAAAGTCATCTCCATCATCAGCCCAATCATCAGGTACTCGGAAGGTTCTTGCTATATATCCCTTACCAACATTATTAGAGAACTCCACTCCTGGCATACCAGTCAAGGTAAAAGCTGCGTGTGCCACAGTTGAATCTGTTGCCGTTATAGTACCAATAGGTGGTCCCGCACCATGTGCATATAACCAGCCAGTTAGAGGTCCAAGACTAGTAATAGCTGGAAACATCAACTGTGACGGATCCAAAATCTTTGCAGCCCAACTACCGCTGGTATCTACAAAATCAAAGTGTGGATGCCAACGAGTCATATTGGTCGCATTTGAACCAATACTCACGCCTATTACAGATGATGCTTGCCTCTCCACATGAATGTCAGCCTGTACATTCTTCATATCACCATCTATAGACCAACCAGTACCTGAAGCAGCAGGCCAGATAGAAATATTCTTGAACACTGATCGAGTTAGGTTAGCATATCTTTCTATATCAATACCAGTAGCGGAACCTTGAATACCTACATTCTCAAAATAAGTTTCAAAGAAGGATACATAAGCTGATGGTGCTGAATCAGCATTATCAAAGTGAACACCTTTGGTACAATTACTAAAGAAGGCATCAACAAGTGAAGTACCTTCAACCCAGTGATCACCAGAATCATCTTCATCCACCTGCAGATGTAACCCAACAGCAAGGTCCTCAAACCTTACATTCCTTAGAGATACACGGTCCTGATCCCTGATAAGAACACCCGTAGTGCCAGTAGTTGACTGTCCTTGAAAGTGAATACCGTTGATCTCATACCCAACAGCAGTATTACCTACAGTACCATCTATTTCAAGAGCGATAGTGTTAGTATCAGGTTTGATAGTGGCTCCAAATCCTGACAATATGATACGCTTATTACCAGGGTCAGCCTTATTGAGTTCTAGCTTCGTACTGATCTTATATGTGCCTTCAGGGAAGTATACCACTCCGCCATTGGCAGCTTCTGCATCGTCAATAGCAGCCTGTATTTCACTAGATGCGTCGCTACCACCACCACTGTCAGCACCATACACAATAACGTTGAATTGGTCCCTTTGCCAAACGCCAGTCCCTGTGGTGTTCTCGGCATATAGTAAGGCTCCTTTTTCTGGCGTATTGGTTGGTATTGTCAATAGAGGGACATTATTTATTTGGAATACATGGATACTAGAGGTAGGTACATTATATATAAGGTTACCGGCGCTGCCGCCCACCCCCGTATCATCACGGTAGATAGATGTAACAGCACCTACGTCAGCCACATTAGAGGCAGTCTCATCAGCTTCAAATATAAGAGACTGGCCAATCCACTGGTCTGCTACTATATGAGACCAAGCTTTATCTACTCCACTAGTAATCAAAGAAGCATGAGACCCCAATGCTTCTTGATTTACAGGTAATACACTACCATTAGACATCCTGATTTTCAAGTCTACACCGTCTGCCAAGTACATGGTAATAGAATCATCACCAGGTACATAGACTTGTCGAAACTTACTGACCCAAGAAGCATTCTCAAAAGACAAGTGGGCAGAAGTAGTACTACCACCTGCTATCCTTATACCAGATTCATTGATTACAACTCCAGCATCTACATCTGGACCTGCCACAATAGATCCATTCCACCCGTTCAAGCTGAGTGGGTTTGCAGGACTTCCAGTCATTATAGAAGTAGGATCTACACGGTTGAAATATTCAGGATAATACTCAGCAGTTCTAGCCCTGAGGTGACCATTCCTTACGATAGATTGGGGTGGTAATTGTTGAGCCTGCCTTTGCATACGACGGACTGATGTAACTGAATTAGTCCCAGACATTATGGATTCTCCTCCCATCCATTTTCTCTGCGGAATGCTTCTCCCTCAACTCTAGGTCGGGACGGTCCAGTATCATCTTCCAGATCAGTAAGGCGCCTAGCAAAGTTTTCACCAACAGGATCTCTTACCTCTGGTGGATTGAGAACAGCCTCCCTAAGTTCTGCTGTACGTTCCTCAGTAGCAGACTTTATACTAAAGTCAGGTAATTGGAATACTTGTTCCAATTCACCTTCACCTACTGCAGCACCAATATTCTGGAATACTTGAGGTGCCGTGCGAGGTTGAGGTATACTCCTAAAAGCTTCATCAATCTCACCAGCGCCCACATCCTCACCTATGTTACGGAATCCAGGTTCCTCTACCGGCAAAGGTACTACTGGTCCTCGACCTAATTCAAGTTCTTCTTCAATCCTCTGTCTGGCAAGCCATTCAGGATCAGGCTCAGGGAAGTCTCGGATATCACCACCACTAGTTGGAGGTATTTCAGTGATACCCGCTGCAATCGCAGCAGGATTTATTAGACTTTGACCAATTAGATAAGAACTAAGTCGGGTACGTGAACCACCAATCTGAACCTCTTGAAGGAATGTTCCTGTCTTGGCTACATAGATCCACTTGATCTGAGTTACAAACCCAGTGAATGACCAACCAGATATACTAGTATAGTTGATAGTTATACGGTCATGGACTTCCAATCCAATATGAGGTTTAGTTATCATATAGCCTACTGAGGCGGATTGCTGGTTCTGATGTAATATGGCGTCAGCGATCTTCTGTGCTTTAGCACTACTCCATGAATCTTTAGTTCCTTGAGGTGGAGTAATCAATTGAGCTATTTTACCTATTCTACCAGCACTAGTACTATCACTAGCAGTTACGGTATATGTTCGAGACGCACCAGATCTAGCACTCACCATAGGTGCTACATCTGTTACTATAATCTCATTAGGAAATACAATACCCATCCTACGGGTAGCTGCCTCTACTTCATGGGTAGTACCAAAGGTATAGGTTACAGACTCATCAACATCAAGGTGCTCAAACCTCATATCATCGCCGTGCTTCCTCATACGAAGCCCGCCTTCGGTCCAAGCCAACATAGCTTGTACTATAGTAAAAGCTGTAGTCCCCCATTCAAACTCAAAGTCAATTTGATAGCTAGCTGAATCTACTAATCCATCACTATCATCTATTGTTAGAGGTACACCGTCAGTTATAGTTGCACTAGTTAGAGCATTATTATATCCTGGTGGAACAAGATGAGTAAGTACTCCCTTAGGAGAAGCATTATCAAGATAATCACCTATCTCGTCACCACGGTAGGTTGGTACATCACCTATTGTCGTCCCACCCGAAGGATATTGTGCCATATACCACCAGATATCTCCACAGGTTAGAACTATATCTTGGTAACCTTCTTCTCTAATCTCCTCATGGGTGATTACCCAGAGTGGTGCTCTTTCATGCCAATCCTCAGATTTGGCTCCAGTACCATTACCAGTACTATTATAACCATAGAAGATTGCCACCCTACGCCCGGTCCAGTCCTTACTAGCTATAGATTGATCTCCATCGAAGAGAGTAATTTTGGTCATCTCTCCGCCTTGAGCAGATTCAGTATGTTCTATAGATCGGACCCTGGATGAAGCATGGTACCCTGTATAATAGGTAGCAACAGTAGGACTAGCTGCTTCTGCCTCAGTAATAACTACCTTTATGTTAGGCTCACGACTAGCCAGCTTCTGAGTAGTAGTTAGGGCAGCAGAAAGAGTAAGCATGATTAGTTAGATGAGTTCATTTCGGTAAGTTCACCCGCTGGTTCATCTATATCAGAACCTCGCATGGCTTCGAGAGCACCAGTAGTATTCATGGAGAGCATAGCTCTCAATAGAGGAATAACCTTAGGTCGACCCTCTACAGGGACTGGCCCATTTGGACCAGGCATATAAGCCTGCATGTTAGGGACATCTCTCATAACTATTCCGGTTTCACCATCAACACCAAACAGTTGTTCAAAGTGTTTAGGTGGGATAGTCCAGTAAAGTTCATTTGGATTGTTTCTCATTATAGAGAATACAAAAGAGAAGCAAGCGTCATCGTTTGGGGTAGTGAAGTCTCTCGGTAATTGTTCTGCTAAAGCCCTCAGTAGAGTAGCCGTAGTAGCCGGTACTAATTCTGAATCTTCACCATCACTAGGTACAGTGATTGGTTTCCCAGAGATAACATCGGTAAAAGTTGTATTGATTAGAAGTCCCATTTGCTTGCCTCGGGATTATGGTCTTTAGTCATCGGGTAGGGTATCAACCTAAGTAATTATTCCTCCTGCCAGCTAGTCTTCTGACTTCTGCTTGTTAATGATTGCCATCGCTATCGGACCTAACACAAGGGCGGCGGTCTTCAGTTCTTCAAGACCGTCCCAGCGCATCGCTGCCATAGCCATAAGCACGATTCCAGCTATTACAGCCATCACCTGCGGTCTGAATTTTTCAGTGAAATTCTTGAAGTCCATTAGTATTTCTTCTTCGGCTTCGCGCGCTTCGTGCTAGGAGATGCCTTCGTTATCTTGCCACCAGCACCACGCTTGATGCCCTTTTTACGTCGCTCAGTTTTCGTATGTACCGGACTCATATACTCTCCCTAGTCCCAGGCAGGGGAAGCAGCTTGCTGTTTCAAGTCTCCACTAATCTGCCCACCGTAATGTGAAACGATATGGTCACGGAAATCGTTTATAGTATTTGCCCGTGCATCGCCTGAGCTATCAAGCTTTGGGGATACCCGGTCAAGGTATGCAAGAGCCTTAGTCACTTGACTGTCTGTGATTCCAAGTGCTGTTTTCATCTGTGCTTTAGTTGCCATTACTTAGACTCCAATTCCTGTATGCGTTTCTCCAGAGCCTTGAAGGCTTGGATTGTGTAGCCGAATGTATTGATCGGATTCAGGATGCGTCCGCTGTGGTGCATCGCCCACGGAGCCTCGTCAGCCATGACACCAACATAGTCCGTGTCGTAGTCTCCGGTGCTGGAAAGTGATCGGTCATTTTTATATTTGAAGTCGTGGACTGGCGTGTTCACCAGTGTCGCAAGAACTTCATCATTATTATCCCGTTCCACGATGGCAGTTTTAGAACTCCGCACACAACTGGCAGCAGCCCAGTCTAAAACAGCATCATCCCCACCAGAGGTAAGCTGTTCACCATCTGTGCCATGCCCATCACTAACATAGAACGCCCCAGCTTCCATGTGGATGCCACTATTTTTACCTGCTGGAGCCTCAGTTGGCGCATCTTTTATGTAGAGCGTGGCAGCTACCGAAACAACATTTGACCCGTCGGGCTCTGTAATGTTCGGTTCTTCCAACTGGAGCGTTGCGACAAACGGAACAGTCCCGGCCATTGTCATAGCGTAGTCGGGCTGGATGCTCATCCATGAGGTAGCCTTGCCCGAAGCCGTGGAGATGGCTGGCGGGTATATCTTGAGCCACGCCCGGTTGTTCCCATCAGGATTCGCCGTGTATCCAAGGCTGACCTCACCTTTTCCAGCGTTTGCAGCAGCATCAACATTGATGGCAGAGGTTCCACCATCCGTCAATACCCTAAAATCGTAATTAGCAGACGACGGGTTGAATGTAGAAATACCGGCTTCTTGGTCTAACTGAAGCATAATCGCGCCACCCACAACTAGATGCAGGTCGTCACCGGATTCTTCCCAGATGTAGGTATCACCAGCATTATCGAAGTACAACTTATCCGCAGCACTAATAACAAGATCAGCACCATTGGCGAGAGTTATCGCAGTCGCATCAAACTCTGCAATCTCAACGCCACCAGCAAAAAACTGAATTTCGTCGTTGGTGTCAGAAACGATATAGGTGTCATCATCTACATCCAGCTTGAGCTTATTACCATTCAAGAATATATCAGCATACTCTTGGTTTGCATTGGTACGACGAAGGTTACGAATAGCCATTATTCATCTGTCCCTTCGTACTCAACAAAGATGACACAGTCAACACCACCTTCGCGGATAGCCCGCCAGGTGGACATATCTGGTAGGTCCCAGATTTCAAAGGACTCGGTGGCTGACCAGAGTGGAAAGTTTCCACCGTCTGTGGGAGCAGTTACTGTCCCATTGGTAGAAGTTCTCATAGCTCCACTGACTACTGTAACTCTAGCCATGCGAGTACCAGGCATATTATACCTGTGGGCACCAGTAGTAGATGGGAGATTAGATGCTACCCCACTACTAGAGGTCTGCCCAGACCTGATGAGATCACCACCAGACCCAGCTGTGAGTCCTAGTGAAGCACTTGATATAGTGATAGTCTCATCACCTATAGTTGTCAACGACATTTGCTTGCCTCGTCGCTACCCTCTAAGAGGGACTATTTGTTTAGGGGCCAGCCTAACTGAATACCCCCAATGGTTATACTATGCCCTTACCGTAGAGGTCAACGAGACCAAATGTGGTAGTGCCTGAGTAGTTTCGTAACCGTCCAATTGGACCAGAGTCAGACTCAGCGGTTGACTCTGTGTAGTCCATACCTGCCACAGAGCCAGCGGTAGTCTCTGAGTGACGGACTTCGGCCCCGTCAACCACAGTACCTTCAAAGTACACTGTGTGTGGACCCTTGACTCCAACCCACCCAAACTGGTCAGCAGCCTGGGCTGTCAGACAGACACCAAGCGTTGGACTCAGGAGTGTAGTAGGAGCAATGACCACATCCTTGGCTGGATGCTTGATAAGAGCCAGGTCATCGCTGGTGCTAAGTGCCACAGCAGTGTTACCAAAGATTCTTACCGTCATGGTTGGAGAACCATTCATATCCAGAATGTCGTTTGCCATGATCTCATATGAGTACCCTGGAGTTCCATTCGCCTGAGCCTCAACGTAACCACCAGCAAACTCATTGATCGTAATGTCTGTGCCTGAACCTGGAGGGGATATCTCAAATTCAGTAACACCAGCATCTGCAGCCACAGGCGCCAGTGCGTCGTAGCCATCATCGTCAGCCTCAGACACCACCATGTCACCTACTGTGACGGTGCCGGCAAAGCTAGCATACATCCACACTCGGCGGTTCTGTTTGAGCACAGTACCAAGTGGGAACTTCTGCACGGTGTCAATGTCATAGACATCTAAGTCGTTCCAGTTTGACTCCAGGACAGATGGGTCAAATACTTGAGGATGAGTGGCAGGGATATCAATGGTAATCCCATTACGGAGTTGCTTCACTCCATAGTGGTAACCGCCCATCGGACTATCAATCGTGTATGGCGTAACTGCCATGTTCTAACTCCTAACCCTCCAGGGAGGGGCGTTTGAGAGTGTTGGTGGGAAGTAGCCGCCCACCCCGGCGCTATGGACTAAGCTGTGATAGCTGTGTCCGTAATGTCAAAGATCCGGCCAATGCTCATAATTGAGCCGTCGCCAAATCCATAGAAAGTGTGTAGCCTCTGCTTGGAAGCAATCTTGCCTTCAAGTGTATCGATCTCCTCAACAGAGAACATTTCACCTGGAGACATTCCATTACCACCAACAAGAAGGCCAACGCCTGGGTCCATTTCGGATACCTGACCAAACTTCACGAAGAAGATGGACCAGTTAGCAGCACCCGATGACTTCGCCCGAGCATTAGAACCTTCACCAGTTTCAGCGGTCTCTTCCTGTAGAAAGTCGGTCCGTATGATTGGTATGCCCTTGAAGGACGGTACCTCTCGCCCGAAAGCGTCTACTGTAGTAGGGAAGAGTCCATTGGTGACGTTGCTTAGACCAGCCTCTTGAGTGTAGGCGTCAATGTGGTCACCAACAATGTGGGGCACGAAGATGGCGTCAGCACCATACTTCATGTTCCGCAAAATCTTCCGCATAGAGGCTATGGTCAGAGCACCAGAAACCTCTATGTTGAGACCGTTAGTTTCACCACCTATACCAGTAGGGAAAGCCGCTGCTAGAGCGTGTAAACCATCAGGTTCAGCGTCACCAGTAGCGTAAGTGGCGTCCCCATAGAAGAACTTATCGTTCAGGAACTCCACCATAGCCTTCTGGTTCTCTTTGAACTGAAGGTTAGCGTAATTGTTCAGGCCGCCATAGGTCTCAGCCGTGAACTTGTCAAGGTCTGTCTCAATGTAGGCAATAGACAAGTCTCGTTGCTGCTTGTCATAGGTCGTTGCCGAAGTTGCGACAGTTGAACCACCAGGTCCTAGCTTGGCTGCCTGTGGACGGTTCGCCGTCTCACGAAGGTAGTCTACCCGCAGGCCTAAGGTCTGCTGGACTGGAAGGAACTGGATAGGTCCACCACGTTTGATATCCTCTTCGATTACGCCAGGGATGAGGACTTCTTGTGTGGCTTTTTGGGCCTCTGCGAGGTTATCCCAATGACCAATTTCCGTGGGCAATTTATTTACCTCTAAACTTTATTTGCCGTTCGATCAGCTTGTCTGGCCAGAGACCGCTCTCGTTGAGCCCCGGCGTATTCGCGGTCATTGGCAGGTACATTAGCCTGCCCTCCATTGGTTCCTCCAACGAAGTACCGAGACTGAGCTACTGCAGACTTTTCAGGGTTGCCGCCGATCTTAGCAAAGTTGATTCCTTCATTAGTATTAGGGTTTTCGTCTCTACTCTCGCCGTCGCCAGAGGTTTCAGAGTCGATATTACTATCACTAGTAGAAGAATCATCCCCATTACTGGACTCACCTTTGATGCTACGAGCACCAATCATAAGTAACTCAATCTGTGAAACCGTTTTACCTTCAAGATCACTCTCGGAGATACCCAGTTCCCTGGCAGATTTGGTGATATTTGATATCACATTCTCTTCCAAGGTTCCTACTAGTTCTTTGCTGCTAGCCAGATCGGTTTTGAGCTGAGCCACCTCTAAGACAACTGGTTGATTGCTTGCTTTCCAGTTTCTGAGGTCCTGTAATTCTTTATTGGTTGAAGTGGCGGTTGTTTCCAACTCAGCCACACGAGATTCTGCCGTATTGGCACGTGATTCGGCTGACTCCTTCAAGGACTTTACCCTGAGGAAGTCAGATTCTGGTACTGTTTTCTGGTCGTCGGCCATAGATCTACCTCGATATATCTAGTATATCAGATTGGTTGTTTCGGGTCAATTGTTATCTAATGCAATTTATATGCTATAACATTCCTATTGCAATAGAGTTGCTTCAAGGGTCTGAACTCCAGGGCGCTCCCTTCTTACACGGTCATTATACATATCTTGGGCTTCTTGAGTAAGAACACCTGATACTTCACCCCAGAATAGGAG